CTTAGTTTGATGCTGACGACTAAGGGACGTCCCTGACGTTCCAGATGTCTAACGTCTTCAAACGGTTGGTCGCCGTCCTTGGACAAGACTTTACGCAAGGCGCCAACACCACTGACAGGAGAGTCAGGGATGATTGACCTGGGTACATAAGCCCTAACTAATGGCCTATGCATCACGGGACACATTCTCTGAGTTTCATAACCCAGAAAGGAGTGTCTGCCTAACGCAGGTGACTCTTTGAGAACCACAGGATAATGGGGAAGAACCTTCCCTATGATTCCATCGAGCTCCCTAGCCGTATTCCACAACCCGCGAAAGTATAACAGGTTGCGGAACTCTACCAGGGAAATAACCTCTGATACGTCAGCACGTGAAGATGGCATCATCCTACGGAAGCGGACAGGTGTTACGTCCACTCCATCGTAGAAATCGCCACCACAAGACTCCCGGAACTTGCCGTTCCAGTATGACTTGTTCACATTTACTTTGTGCCCAAAAAGGGTCAAAGCGTGAATCACGTGACGCACATAGTGTGTGGGGACAATTATATCGTCACCATACACGCGTACCTGATCCCGTAAGTTATTTATATCCTTACGGGTAACCGGTCTGCCAAGCGCATCCTGGATACCTAGGAAAATGGTCGTTAAAAAGACCATCGATTCCATCGGGAAACAGAGCGCGGATCCCATAGACGCGAACTTGGATAGGTGCAGAACACCATATCCAGGGACATGTGCCTTCGTCGACCTTGTAGCCTGAACGGCCTCAAGCAAATGAGGCCATCTAGCCAAAAGGTTGACTACATGTACATTCGAAACACGATCGGAAGCTTCACTCATGTCGAGCGTAGCCACCAGACCATTTTCGGAACCAGACCGAGCGAACTGCCGGTTTGGTTCCTGGTCGGTAAAACCGATCATGCCGTAAGCAAGATTATCTCGAGTATTTCCAGAGATCCTCTTACTTTCGAGCAACTCGACAAGTGGAATAGAGATGGCCTGCTGCATATACTGCATGCAGGTTGGCTCAATCCCAATGATTCGAGGTGTTTTGAGCGTTTTAGGTACGGAAATGACCTTTACGGGTCTTTCCGCATCAAGATCCAAGAAATTGACACTGTCCTGCTGGTGGTAATACCGCCAGCTAGGCAGAACGTGTTCTCCGTAAGGAAAAACCCGCTCTAGCCGTAAAGGCCACTCAAGCTGATCGAACTTCGCGTTTCCGCGCAGTCGGTCTGCCGTGGCCCCTGGACCGTGGCGGGGTGATACGTTACCGTCAAACAAGAGTTTGTCAACGGCGGCGTATACGTCCCCAAATAGCAGAGCAGATATCCGACGGAACTCCATAAGAGTATCCAGTGGAATACTTTCATCTGACTCTTCAATTTCTTCTTCACATCGATAGTATCCCTCCATTGCGGCCCGCTCGCGCTCTGTTGAGCACGGAACGAGCATCTTACCATACAACAACGTGAGTTGCCGCACAGCAAAGATGCAATCAATATTGGGACTATCGAGTAGCAAACCAGATTCACGACTGAACACTTGACTCAGGAAACCTCCCAGAAACAACGGAAGGGGACCTTTATCTCGTTGGAAACCAACGAAATAACTGGAGTCAACACCGCCTTGGTCCAGACCTCTTTCGAAGTCTTTTCCAAATTGCGGCAAAGTGATCGTCAGAAATGACAATCCCTCGTGTTCAGTACGACTCTCGAGCTTTTTGTAGTCGAGAGTGGCACTGGTGCAGCACCCACTAGCCAGTTCATTAGCTAGTGTCCTCCAGAGACTCACAAGGCTTTTCATCCGATTCCTTAAAAGGTAATGGATCCAAGGCTACGTGAGAATCCTCCCATATTAACTATGGCCGTGCACTAAATAGTGCAGCGGGTCTGCCGTGACTGACGTCTCTTCTCAGAGATTGGTCAGTTTTCTCCACCCAGAAGCTGGGTGGCACGGGCGCCGGAGCTTGCAGTAAGGTACGCCGTAAGGGCGTCCACGATCTGCTTCTGTTCAATAACGGTGTACCCAGTTACGGGCACATCGACGACCAAATAGGCCGCCATATTGAACTTGGTGTTTACACCAGCAAGAAACGGATCAGTTGCAATCTTAGCGTGATCAAGACGGAGCACACGACGAGTCCTCGACCCATATGTATGGGAAACCGAGAGCTTGACCGTGGTATCATCCTTTTGGAAGGTACCAGAATTCGACCCCGATGAAACTCGAGGAAGGTTCTGAGAAACCGTGTTGATCGTAACAGACTGAGGATCGGCAAATGCCATTGTAGCAGTTCTCTTTCAGATTGAGGGGTAGTTAGCCCCACTTGGGTTAAGGATGTGAGATTATCTCACACCCGTATTACCACTCAGTGTCTAGAAAGACCTAGAGCAGCAATGATGGCCGTCTGCCGACTTGTAAGGGACGACAGATTAACACCGAATCCATATGGTGTTGCAGGCATCCTCTGTTTGAGGGTTCGGGTTCGAGTAGTTGAACACTCTTGACCACGAACGATACACCATGTCTTACGGGTATGAACCTGTTTCGACATAATGTATCCATACTGCATCACTAGGCCGTCTCTCGAAAATGCTGAGATGTTATGTAACACATCACCAGCATTCGAGAACCAATCGGCGGCCCATGTCCAGGGAGAGATGTTCCAAAGAACTTCCGGAGTTATTTCTAACCCGTAAAGTTTCCGGGCATCGCTAGCGTAACGCGCCATTTTCGCGCGCTGGGAATCGCCTACAGGTAGAAAATACCTGAAAGCGCCCTCGAACCACTGATCAAAAGTAGTGTGTTCGGTAACGCCTCCCAAACCTTGGTAGATTACATTAGTAGTTGTGATAGCTCCAAGAGCCGTCTTGCTACTCTCTACCGTGGGAAAATCATACCCAGTCCTAATCTTCTTGCCGCTTCCCTTATGGTAGGCGTCAAGAATCTGATGCGTGTTGTCCACTGCATAAGCAAAATTGTGGACATCATTTAACAGAGGTTTCCAACCAAATTCGACGTTGAGGTACTCTCCGCCCGCAGCGCGGGCATTGAGCGTCCTTTGACGCCAGGTTGAAATACCGACCATGGATGGAGCCCCCTCGCGTGCTTCACCAATAAAGGTGGCAGCACTGAAGGTTGGGTTGGTGGGTTCACAACGAGCAATAGCCGTTGTACCTTTGGCAATCAGTGAGCTGTCAGAGACAGCCACCGGTGTCGCGGTGGTATCGCCCATAATGTTTTGCGTATTTGTGGGCAATATCGGACCTTGAATGTAGTTGTCGTTAAAAACGGCAGGCTGACATTCATAGTCCGTCTTCTGTAAGAAGAACGGACCACCAACATCACCGTGTCCTGTAACAGGCATACGGTGATTCAAGGATGTCATGGTACCAGTATTCTGATATGACATAGAATAATTAGTCCATGCTCCAAAACCAACGCTGCGTTTACGACCTTCGCCTTTGTAGACGGTGTCGTTCCAAAACGTAACGGGCATTATATGACTTTCGACACATTGGATTCTTTAGCACAACAAGGATTTGCTGTACCAGTGTTGAGCGGGGTAGCCTTAGGGCTAC